TACATATGGTACACAAATAAAAAATTATCCTGTACAAGGATTTGCTACAGCAGATATTGTACCATTAGCTTGTATAAATATTTATAATCTTATGAAAGAAAAGAAAGTAAAAAGTTTGTTAATAAATACAGTACACGATTCTATTATTGCAGATGTATATCCAGGTGAAGAAAGAGTGATGGCTGATATTTTTAAACAAGGAACTGCAGACGTAATACCTGCACTTAAATCGTATTACAATATTGATTTTAATGTTCCCCTTGACACAGAACTTAAGATCGGTTATAATTGGCTTGATATGAAGGAGGCAATATGAGAAAAACAATAGAAGCTCTTGAGACTTTAGATGAGTACGATGACTCAGATTATGGTGCTTATCTAGAATATACAGAGTTAAAAGATAGATGTATGGTAGAACCTTCTACTATGTATATAGATGAGAACCATGAGTTTCTTAGTACGTTTAAATACTTTGCACACTCAGATGGTTTAGAAATAAAAGTAATAAAAGGAGATACAAGAATATGTTAGATATAGTTAATATCTTATTTTCTGTAATAGGATTGTGGGTTTTAATAGGTTTTTTTATTGATCCATTTATAAAATAATGCTTGACTTTTTTGTAAAAGTGTGGTATATACAGATAACTAAAATGGAGGACAAATGTCTGATAATAACTTAGTAAATATAAAAGGAATGTCTGATGAGCAAATCATGCAGGCAATAGGTCAAGACGATGGATCTAATATGGGTACTAACATACCTAGATTAGCTATCAATCGTACACCTGAAGATGACGATGGTAATCAATTACCAGTTGGTCACTTCTATACTTATGATTCAAACATAGGTCAGAATGTTTTTGGTAAACCAATTACAATTAGACCGTTCATAAGTGCAATGCAATATATGCATTACGATGCCGATAAAGGCGAGTACATAAATAGATCTATTATATTTAAAAGCTGGAAAGAAGAAGCTATAGATATTTTAGGTGGTACTAAATGTGGTAAGATACCTTTCAAAGAAAGAGCTAGTCTTACACCTGAGCAAATGGAACAACAAAGAACGATACGATGTTACAAATTAGTGTATGGTTTATTATCTTTTACTGGTGGTAAAACTGCACAAGGAGCTAATCATGACGTAGAGAACTTACCCGTTCTATATAGAGTAACAGGAACAGCATTCTCACCTGTGAGTGCTGCGTTAGATCAGTTGAAGAAGAGAAAGAAACTTATGTTTAATTCTACTTTATCACTTGATACTAAACGTCAGAAGAAAGGTGGCAATGTATTTTATGTACCTGAAATAGCTGTAAATGCTGATGCTAATTTACAGTTGTCTGACACAGATATGGAAACTTTAAAAGTTTTTCAGGAATCTATTGATACAGAAAATGAAGAGGTCGTTGGCTTGTATAACACAGCTAAGGCTAAGAAACCTAATGGTTCTGATTCTGTAAATGCAGAGGTAGTGAAAGAACTTGATGATGAGTTACCTGAAGCAGTGCTATCTAAATAATGAATAGCATACTTTTAAAAGTACAGAAGTATCTTGACAAAGTGTCAAAGAGTCCTGCACAAGTAGACAAAACACTTGTTGAGGAGTTTGGTGAGGCCTGTAAAAAGGCCTTACTAAAACAGTTTACTGAGAACAGAGGTTCTAAGTTTGAACTTAGAATGTCCAATGTAGGTAGACCCCTATGCCAATTGCAGATGGAGGCTAAGGGTATAAAAGGTGAGGGACAACCTTACAATGCTAAAGTTAGAAATACCTTTGGAGATATTATAGAAGCATTAGCATTGTTTATAATGAAATCTGCAGGAGTAGAAATAAAAAATGAACAGAAACAAGTTAAGTATAAATTTAATGGAGAAGAGATTGAGGGAAGACAAGATGTTGAAATTGATGAAAAGGTATGGGATATTAAAAGTGCATCGCCATATTCCTTTGAAAAGAAGTTTGGAGAAGACGGTGGATTTAATGAGGTTGTTAAAGATGATACCTTTGGTTATGCGTCACAAGGATTTTTATATGCGGAAAGTCAAAGCAAAGACTTCGGTGGTTGGATAGTAATTAATAAATCTACAGGTGAGTGGACAGTATGTGAAACACCTAAACTTGTAGAGCCATATAAAAGTGATGCGATAAAAAAAGCTGAAGATAATGTTAAAGCAATTAAAGATGGTATACCTTTTAAAAGACAGTATGATGCGATTGAAGAAACATTTAGAGGTAAACCTACAGGTAATAAAGTTTTGGGCTTAGCTTGTTCATTCTGCCCATACAAACTTCCTTGTTGGGGAAGTAAATTGCAGTTGTTACCACAACAGCAATCTAAAGGTAAGAACCCTAAATGGGTTTGGTATACGGAGGTTAATAATCCTAAACAGGAGGAAGAGTCTGCGTAACTGGGTGAGTATTAGTTTTGAGGGGTCTAGTACTCACCTTTACCGACTATGTATTGTTTAATAATAAAAGATAATGATAAGTGGAGAATATTTACAAATGAAATATGGGACTCAGAAAAAGAAGCAACTGACTATGCCAAGAGGAATAAATTTAAAAAGTCTATTGAATGGAAAGTTGTACCGTTTGATTACAAATATTTTAAAAAGCTATGACAAAAAAATTTGATAAGTCAGCATTTAAAAATGCTATAAAAGTTTTAGTAACACCTTGGGAAAAAGGTTTTACCTGTGGTATTGTTATGGATTCTAATACTAAACTAACTACAGAAGAATATGAATTATGTTCTACAATAGCAAGAGGCATGATAAAGATGGCAACTACTGATCCCCATTCTACGTTTCTATGGGGACTCCGTGGATTTGCTGATGACAAGAAACAAAATAAAGATGGTCTAACTATTAACTCTATTGCAGAGTTTGATGATGAAGACAATGTTATTGACTTTCTTGAATTTTTAAAACAGAAACGTGATAAGGAGTTAAATTAATGGCAACACATGTTGTAATAGGTGACCCCCATTGCACACCTAAAGCAAGCAATGAAAGATTTCTGTGGGCAGGTAGGCTAGCCGCAGATGTAAGAGCTACACATATTATCTGTATGGGTGATTTTTGTAGTATGGATTCTTTATCTTCGTATGATAAAAAGAAAAAATCATTTGAAGGTAGAAGATATCAAAAAGATATGGAGCATTCACATGAAGCATTATCTTTATTTAATAAAGGTTTAGGTAAATTTAAAGGTAGAAAGATTATGCTACATGGTAATCACGAAGATAGAATAGATAGATTCGTAGAAGAAAATCCTGAACTAGATGGTACTCTTAAAATTAGTGATCTTAAATTTAAAGATTATGGCTGGCAAGAGATACCTTACAAACAAAACAAAGTTTTAAATGGTGTATACTATGCTCATCATTTTCCATCAGGTATATTAGGTAGTGCAATATCAGGAGAGAATATAGCTAGAACTCTCTTGACAAAACACAAAGTATCTGCTACAGTAGGCCATAGTCATTTGTTAGATTATGCTACGTCTACTTTGCCTAATGGTAGAAAGCTACATGCTTTATCTGCTGGTTGTTATTTAAATCACAAAGAACACTTTGCTAGAGATACTCAGCATATGTGGTGGAGTGGTATTGTAGTTAAAAGAGAAGTTACTAATGGATCTTATAACATTGAAACAATTGACTACAATGCAATAAGGAGAGAATATGGTAGACTTTAAATCTGATCTAGAGCATCACGATAATGTTAATTCACCTGCACACTACAAGTATGGTAAAAAAGAAACTATAGATGTTATACGAGATTGTATGACAGATGACGAATACCACGGATACTTGAAGGGTAACGTTTTGAAATATGTTGCTAGATATAAATTTAAGGGTGAACCTTTACAAGACTTAGAAAAAGCACAATGGTATTTAAATAGATTAATAAAGGAGGTTGAATGACACATGGTGAGAAGATGTCTTTGTATGGTAAGATTATAGCTTTACAAGAAGTTATGATACATACACAGAATGAAATAAATAAATTAAATAAACAATTACAGGAGGCAGACAATGGGAGCAATAAAGCAAGCGTTAATAGAAGTAGATGATATGGTTTGTAACTGTTTAAATTCAGGCAGAACATTAAATCAAACTATAAGAGATTTAAGAACAGAGTTTAATAAAAGAGGTAGAGATAATCCTTACTTATTAGATGAAGATTTAATAGAGGATAAATACTATGCTTTTAGAGGTGCAGAATGAGTAAGGTAAGAACGCATTTAGTAAAAGCATTAGCTAGAAAATATGAAGCTGAAATAGCACAAGCAAAAGCAACAGTAGAAATATATCTTGATAATTCTGTAGGTATAGGTGAACACCCACAACATATAGAAGAGTTAGATAAATTATTAACAAGAATATCAAATGCACAAGAAAACTTAGATACACTTGCTAAGCATTTTGATTACGATGATATACCATTTTAACAGGAGGATAGATGGAAAAGAAAGAAGAGCAAAAGAAACAACAAACTACCCCTAGAACTTATTTAATAAGTTCTGAACAACTTATGGATATTATGAGATATTTAATGACTAGACCTTACGGTGAAGTTGTTAAACTCATGAATGCTTTATCTGTATTAACACCATATAGTGGAGGCAATACAGATGACCGAAAAAAATAATTTAGATAAATACACTGGTATACTATTTGAATTAAAAATAGGTCTTAAT